TGGTAAATCAGACGCCAAATTCGTTGACAAGTTAACAACGTGGGCAGATGTGATTAGAAAAACCTACTTTGATGGTGGTGTTGATGAGATTATCTCTACAAGAAGATTAGTCCACATTACACAAGCGTATTCAATCTTTGATAATAAGATGAAAGCGATTCAAATGTGTACTAATAGATTTGATGAAGATACAAAAAATTCGTTTGTTGAATTATATACTAAAGTTGACTCTGGCGCTAGTGTCGAAGACATTTTAGAAGACCAAAGAAAAGCTGAGGTTGATTCACAAGTGGATGACAATGATAGTGAGTCAGATGACGAAGATGTTATCTAAACCTATTAAACATAGTGTAGTCCTAGGTGGAGGGGTAGTGCCCTCCACCACCAAACTACACCGAAAGGAGAGGAGGTAAAAAATTTGTCAGTTACAATTCAAGTAAGAAATGGTAATTTAGAACAGGCTATGAGAGTGCTTAAGAAAAAAGTACAAAAAGATGGCCTTTTAAAAGATTTAAAGATGAAACAATACTATGAAAAACCGTCAGAAAGAAAAAGACGTAAGAAAAAAGAAGGTATTGCTAACTATAAAAAGAAGATGAAAAAGTTATTGTTGACTAGAGGATATTAGAATTTCAAGTTTTTACGCCGATTTTGTTTTATATATATTATTGTTAAGGCTATTCGTAAGTCCTTAACGGCGTAAGAAACCCGATAAGAAATTTATCGGTGTCGCAAAACGGTGACCTTTGGCAGTTTGTACTCCGTGACAAAAGAAACTGCCACTAAGCTGTGACAGAATTATCCAGTTGTAATTTTTGAAACAGCACTTATATAAATAAAAGTGACAATGCCAATAGTGGGTTGTCATTACATAAAAAGAAACTTTGCTTAACAAGGAGGTTTATATGACTAACAAAGCACTTTCTATTTTTAACCAATTAAGACCTTTATCGGTAGGATTTGATGATGTATTTGATACATTTGAGTCTTTCTTTGATTCAGATTTAAGAATACCAACAATTAACTACCCACCATACAATATAGTTAAGACAGGCAAAAATGCTTACGACATTGAAGTAGCATTAGCTGGTTTTAATAAAAAAGATATTGATGTTAATGTGGAAGATGGTGTATTAACTATTGAGTCTAAAGCGTCTGATAAAGACGAATCAAAAGACGAAGATGGTAATACAATCTATAAAGGCATATCAAAAAGATACTTCAAAAGACAATTTACAATCGCTAATGATGTTGAAATCAAAGGCGCTGAATTAAAAGACGGTCTATTGAAAGTATCAATGGAAAAGATAGTCCCAGAGTCTAAAAAACTAAGAACTATTGATATTAAATAATTAAAATAGAGAGGCCAAAGGAGCATTGACTTTTTTGGCCTCTTATGATATTATAAGTATATAATCATTAAAATTATTTAATGATATATTAAAACAAAAATTATGGCTTTAGTCTTTGAACTAATACTATAATTTTACAAATGAAAAGGAGATATATTATGTCATATAATATACCAAACATTGAGGACTTTACATATGTTCCTCCAAAAAATCCACTACCAGGCGTTGAGTGGGTTGAAAGAAAAAAAGTTAAATTAAGTGATATTAACTATGACGCCAATCTTAATAAAATTGCCAGACTCAATGGCGTAAATCCAAGTCACACCAAAGCATTAGAAGAATCTTATAAAGCAGGTATTGATAAAGAAAAACCTTTGCCTGTATTAGAAGAAACGGCTGGTGTTTTTGAGAAGTATGCTCCTGTTGATTATTTTCATAGAGGCAGAGCACACCAAAACTTAGGTTGGAAAGAATATGTCTTTGACATTTACAAATTTGCTGATGAAAAAGCAAGAGTTTCTTTTCAATTATTAATGAACGATCACCCACCACAAGGCGTTGCTTCAACAGCTGATATAGAACAAGCTGGTATTAAGTTAATTCAAAAAAACAAATTAGCTAAAAATGAGAATGAAGTTAAAAAGTGGGTGAAAATGATCGCTCCTAAAAAACACGCTTCTACCAGAGGTAATATTGTTAAAAAAATATGTCAACAAACCAAGACTAAACAAGCTTGGATGACTCTTTCTAAAAAAGATTTAGAAAAATTTTATCACAATTACGGACAAGGTAGAACTTTAGGTGGTATGTTTGACATCACAAGAGATCAATATGGTTATGATGTACAAACAAAATATGAATCAACTTACGCTATTAGGTCTTTAAAAAGATTAGCTGAAAGTGGTAAGAAATCATATTTTCTACTACACACCGATAGTCCTGTTAAAAACAAAGATGGCCACATTATGAGGGCTGATATGTTAAGAAGGCTAGAGGGTATCGAAGCTTCATTAAAATACTTTGTTAAATGGTACAATAAACACAAAAAAATGCCGTGGGAAATTGTTGGTTTTCTTCCACAGGAAGATGGAGAGGATCCAACTAAAATTGTATCTATTAGCAAATACAAGAAGTAAATAAAAAAAATAGAGGCCAAGGAAAGGTTGACTTTTTTTGGCCTTTAGTATATAATAAAATTATGTTTAGTTATCTAGGTGGTAAAAAATTTCAAGCAAAGTGGATTGCCTCAAACTTTCCAAAACACTCTACTTATGTTGAACCTTTTGGTGGTGCTTATTGGGTTTATTTTGTGGCCAATCATCAAATAGATCAAGCTCACACAAATGTATATAATGACTTCAATAAAGATATAGCTAATATATTTTACTGTGCCAGACATAAAGATAGAGAATTTTCAAAATCTTTATTATCATATAAACCACAAATTAAAGAAACCTTTAATCAATTTAAATCAGATTTAATACCATTCAATACAGATTTTGATTTAGGTGATGTTGAAAGAGCTACAAAATATATTTACTTACAAACACAAAGTTTTAGTGGTGATACTTTAAATGAAAAAACAAAATTTGTTGATTTAAAAGGTAAATATAAATCAAAATATCAACACTTCACAGATAAGATTAATGATAAAAAATGGTTATATTTTATTAAAGGTATAACTCATATTCACAACGAATCGTTTGAAACAATTATTGATAAGTACGATAATGAAGATACATTATTTTATGTTGATCCACCATACTATAAAATGGAAGACTATTATGTAAAAGACTTTCAAAGAAGCCAACATTTAGACCTGGCCAATAAATTAAAACAAATAAAAGGTAAGTTTGTATTATCGTATTATGACTTTCCAGACTTACAAAAATGGTTTCCAAAAGACGAATATACTTGGATTGAAAAACAATTTAACAAACAAAATGCTAGTAAAAACAAAGGTGCTGGCAAAGGTAAAGAATTATTAATAATGAATTACAAACCAGCATTGACTTTAGAGTGAGTTTGTGATATATTTAATAATGCGGATGTCGTATAAAAGTATTATGATAGGTTTCCAACCTGTAGAAGATTGGGCAGTACAATCCATCCGCTCCAAATTAAATTATGAAGGAGTGAATAATTATGAATCTATCGAGTGATACGGTTTCTGTATTAAAAAACTTTTCAGATATTAACCAGAATATATTGGTTAAACCTGGAAACAAAGTACAGACAATCTCAACAATGAAAAATATTTTAGCTGAAGCTGAAATATCAGAAAAGTTTGATAGCGAGTTTGCTATCTATGACCTACCAGAATTTTTAAGAGCTGTAGAGTTATTTGAAAAACCAGAACTAAAGTTTAATGGTGGATCAAATGTACAAATAGCTGATACTAATTCTAAACAAGCAATTAAGTATTTCTTTGCTGACAAATCTGTTATTGTAGCACCTACAAAAAACATTACAATGCCAGATAAAGAAGTAACTTTTACTTTAAAGAAAGACGCCTTTGCTAAATTATTAAAAGGTGTTACCACATTAAATTTACCAGATGTCGCTGTTAAAGGTGACGGTAAAAGTATCAAGTTAGTAGCAACAGATAAGAAAAATAAATCTTCAAATGATTATTCTTTAAATGTTGGTGAAACTGATAAAACATTTACAGCTTATTTTAAAGCAGAAAACTTTAAAATGGTAAGTGATGATTATGATGTGGCAATTTCAAAACAAAAAATAAGTCATTTCGTAAACAGAAATAAACCAATTCAATATTGGATAGCTTTAGAGCCTGATTCGGAGTTTTAATGTCGGAAGATAACAAAACTCCTATGACACCACAGGAGGAAGATAAGAATGCTGGTGTTGTTAGAACCGAAGACGGTACAGCATATCCACTAGATGGCTACCTCAAAGTTGAAACAAGAGAATATCATCAAACCACACATTATCTTAATAGAGAAATTTCTGTAGAAGATATAATAAATGAGTTTGGTGATCTACCTACCTTTGAAAAAGGTTTATACTTTGATTGGAGTACCTATCATAATGCTAGTGAAGAAGATAAAGAATTGGCAGACAAGGTACAACAATTTGTAGATGAACACGATTATGACCGTGAAGAAGATTGTTGGACAATGAATAAAGGCGGTTATGATGTTGATACTGAAATTGTAAAAGAATTTACAATGGAAACTAAATAATGAATAAATTGAGGTTTATATTATGTCAGAATATCTGTGGGTTGAAAAATATCGTCCACGAAAAATTAGTGAGTGTATTCTTACCGAAGATTTAAAAAATACATTTACTCAATTCCTAAAACAAAAAGAAATCCCAAATCTATTACTATCAGGTAGTGCTGGTACTGGTAAGACAACAGTTGCCAAGGCATTATGTGAAGAATTAGGTTGTGATTATATTGTTATCAATGGGTCAGATGAAGGTCGACAAATTGATACAGTAAGAAGTAAGATCAAAAACTTTGCAAGTACAGTATCTCTTACTGAAGACGCAAATCATAAAGTTGTAATCATAGACGAAGCAGATTATATGAACGCAGAATCAGTACAACCTGCGTTAAGAAACTTTATTGAATCTTTCTATAAAAATTGTAGATTTATATTTACTTGTAATTTTAAAAACAAAATTATAGAACCCTTACATAGTCGTTGTACAGTTATTGATTTTAAAATAACTAATGGACAAAGAGTAAAGACTGCTACAAAGTTTTTAGATAGACTTTGTGATGTTCTAAAAGAAGAAAAAATAGAATATGATAAAAAGGTATTAGCAGAGTTAATTCAAAAACATTATCCAGATTTTAGAAGAACCATTAATGAGTTACAAAGATATTCAGTAAGAGGTAAAATTGATAGTGGTGTTTTATTTAATTTATCGGAAGTTAATACAAAAGAATTAATCAAATCGTTAAAAGAAAAACGTTTTAATGATATGAGAAAATGGGTTGTACAAAATTTAGATAAAGAAGCATCTCATCTTTTTAAAAGTTTGTATGAAACTCTTTATACAACACTTGATCCAAAATCAATACCTCAAGCAATATTAATTATTGCTGGTTATCAATATAAATCTGCGTTTGTTGCTGACCAAGAAATAAATATGGTTGCTTGTCTAACAGAAATAATGGCAGGGTGTAAATTTAAGTAAAGGTTAAAGTGGCAAAAAGAACATTTTGGAAAATTTTAATAGTTAAGTTAAGAATGTGGTATGCTGATATACGAGGACATCACGGTAAAAGATACAACTATGAACCTAGTAAATGGTATATGGGTAGAAAAAAAGAAAAGAATAATTAACGCCCCTTTAGCTCATTTGGTAGAGCAACTGATTTGTAATCAGTAGGTGGTCTGTTCGAATCGGACAAGGGGCACCATAAAAATATATTATGTACGAATTAAAAGATTATCTAAACGCAATTAATTTTACTAAAGAAAAACTATTAGATACTGAAGATTTTACTTGGGAAAAGAAGTATCCTCCCTACATTATTAATAAGTGTTTATCTATGCATTATGACTGTATAGCGCAGGCTAATGAAATGAATGGTTATCACTTCTTAGATAAAAAGATACAATTTCATTTTTACATAAATAGTATTAGAAAAAAGAAGCGATTTGGTGGTAAGTGGTTATCACAATCCAAACTGAAAGATTTAGATTATATAAAAGAGTATTATGGTTATAGTAATGAAAAAGCAAAACAAGCTCTAGACATACTAACTATACAACAAATTGAACAAATTAAAAGGTCCTTACTAAAGGGCGGGAGAACAAAATGAGTGAAGAAATTATAAAGTGGTCGCCTGAAAGTATGCTTGAGGTAACAATCAAACAACCAGACGACTTCTTAAAAATTAGAGAAACTTTAACAAGAATTGGTGTAGCTAGTCGTAAAGATAAAACACTTTATCAATCTTGTCATATCTTACACAAACAAGGTAAATATTATATTACACATTTTAAAGAACTATTTGCTTTAGATGGTAAGAAAGCAACGTTAGTACAAAACGATATTCAAAGAAGAAATACAATCGCTATATTATTAGAAGATTGGAACTTGATTGAAATTGTAGATAAGAAAAAATCAGAAGATAAAGCACCGTTAAGTCAAATTAAAGTATTACCTTTTAAAGAAAAAAAGGAATGGATTCTATCTGCCAAATATAACATTGGCAAAAAAATTGATAATAAAGAAGAAGTAAAAGATGAGTAATAGATGCAAATTCCAAAGTTTAGAGAATATTTAACAGAACAAGACTTAGAACGAAAAGAGAAACCTATCACGGTTGCTGTTATTACGAAGTCTCAACCCAACGTTAAAAAACAAAAACCAGGTTCACCTTTAAAAAAAGAACTTACAGTAGGTCTTATAGAAAAGGCTTGTAAGAAAAAAGGTTTTGAATGTGTTATCATAAACACTAAACACGCTATCATCACAGCAAAAGACGAAGATAAAAATACTTTAACGGTCTATAACTATGACGGTAAAGATTCAGAACATACATTTATAGGTAAAGATACAGTTTGTATTACACGAGCTGGAGCAGTTGAAGATGAAGCAGGGTTATCTTTATTATCAGCATTTCAAAACTCATCAGCGTTTATGTTAAATACACGAGCAGCAATGTTAACGTGTGATAATAAATTAACAACCGCATTGTTATTTGAAAAGTTTGGTATACCAACACCAAGAACAGCATTTGTTTCAAATGAAAAAAATATTGAAGACGCAGTTAAATTAGTTGGAAATAAATTTCCAGTGATACTTAAAACACTTACGGGTACTCAAGGTATTGGAGTAATCAAAGTTGAAAGTATGGATTCTTTAGTTTCTACAATTCAAGCTTTATGGAAACACGATGCAGAATTATTAATACAAGAATATATGCCAACTGACGGTGATATAAGAACACTAGTGGTAGATAACAAAATATTTGCTTCTACAAATAGAATACACGCTAAAAATGAGTTTAGATCAAATACTCATAGAGGTGCTATACCCAAACCTTATAAATTAAGTGAAGAAGAACAAGAAATTATTTTAAAAGCAAGTAGAGCTTCAAAGGCATACCTAGTAGGAGTAGATCATATTGTTTATAAAGGAAAGACTTACGTATTAGAAATTAATGGTAGTCCAGGTTCAGGTGCTGAATATGAAGGTTATCAATACAAAGATTATTATTCTGATCCAGAACCATCAGGAGCAATAGGTGGCGAAGAACTAATTTACAATATTATTGATTGGGTTTCTAAAAGAAGTCATTGGGATAGACAAGCTGCAAGTGAATGTGGTTGGTTAGAAACTGTGGACTTAGATGAAGTTGGAAAAGTAAGAGCAAAATTTGATACAGGTAATGGTTCAGTTGCTTGTGCATTACACGCAGATGAAATATTAGAACAAGGTAAAACAATCAAATGGAAATATGATGGTAAAACTTTTAGTAAACCTAGAAATGGTTTAAGTAAAGTTTATAGAGCAAACGCAGATGGTGAAGAACCATCAGAAACAAGACCAACAATATTAATGGATATTTCGTTTAATGGATTTACATACAAAGATGTAGAAGTGGGATTAGATGCAAGACCTCGTTCAGGTTCTGATTTATTAATCAATAGAGATTTAATGAGACAGATGAATGTAAGTGTCAATCCAAATAGAACTTTTGTTTTAAGCAAAAGAATGAGACCGATTGAAAAAAAAGGTAAAGAAGACAAAATTGGTTTTGAAAAATAACATTGACAAACAAGTCAATTTGTGATATATTAAATAATAAGGAGATATTATGTCAGATGTGAAAATATTAAGATTAACCACAGGCGAAGACGTTATCGCTAAAGTTAAACACAATACGGACTCAGGTACAATTACGTTAAGACAACCTTTTGTAATCATACCTCATCAACAAGGACCAGGTAAACCTGTTCAATTAATGATGACTTTATATAGTCCATATTCAAAAGAAAATTCTGTAGATTTAAAAGACGCAAACATTATTTCTATGGTTGACCCTAAAGAAGAAATACTAAAATCATATCAACAAAATACAAGTAGTATTTTAACACCATCAGGTCTAATAACGGAAACTAAAATACCAAAGTTGTAATATGATAACTGTTTATTTTGTCCGAGATGGATCAAAAATAGCAGTTGATGTACCTGAAGGTTCAACTTTGATGGAAGCTGCTAGAGATTATTCAAAGACTTCTATACCAGAAATACCAGCAGACTGTTGTGGAAGTTGTGCGTGTGCAACTTGTCACGTACACATTGACGAAAGATATTTTGAACCTATTCCAAAAGAAACCGCTGAAACGGAACTATTGGAATATGAACCAGAATATAAACCAAAACAAAGTAGATTATCTTGCCAGATAACTTTAACAAAAAATCATAATGGTTTGATAGCAACTTTGTTAAAAGACCTATAAGTATGAATGGGGGATTAGCTCAGCTGGGAGAGCGCCTGATTTGCATTCAGGAGGTCAGCGGTTCGATCCCGCTATCCTCCACCAAACTAAATTATGAACTTTTATAAAAACGTTATTGAACATAGAGGTAAACTCTTAGTACGAGGTATACTAGATGGTAAAGAATACCGAGAAAAAATTGATTATAAACCTACTCTATACGCTATAACTCAACAAGAAACTGAACATAAAACTTTACAAGGCCAATATTTAAAATCGTTTCAATTTGGTAGTATCTCAAAAGCAAGAGATTTTAAAAATAATTATAATACTGATAATGCACCTATCTATGGAATGGACCGTTATCAATAT